TGGGAATGGAACAAACTAAACCTACTAAACAAATTGTTGGGGAATATGTATTCACTGAATTAGCATTGGAAGAGCCTACAATTGGCGAGAAGCTCTCTAAAGTTTGGAATAACTTAGGTGTTCTAACTGGTGGAGATGCTGGGGCCGTTGTTGATCTTCTTGCTAATCAGGACCCCGAGCATGTGAAATTTTTCCTTGATGCGAAGAAGTTTTGTGAGGACAACCCCTCTGTTCCGACAGCTGGAGGAATGTTGGTTGGTACAACTGTTGCGACTATTATCGCCGGTTGTGTCTCCGACAATCCAGCCGTCGATGCGACATTGACTGGTGTTGTTGGCCTCATCTTAACTGGATGCGTCAGTGGAGTTGTTCACTTACTCACAAAAGAATTCAAAATACGACACAAAGTTCTTGGTGTTACTGGTATATTGACTGGTGGTATTTTTGCTACTGCGATGGTTACTAGGATAACCAGTTGTGTTGTTAGCACTATGGATGCTGGGATTGAGGGTAAAAGAGGACTAGGTACTATTATAACAGAAATATTGTTGGGATCTGCGACAATTGTTAGTTTACTTGGTCTCGCTCTCTCAGGCGTCGAAAGTGCAAAGGTTATTGCCGCTGTTAGGACAGTGACTAATGGACTTAAGGATGCTGGTGATTTTCCCACTAAGTTGCAAAATCTTAGTGATAAATTTAAAGCGAAGGAATTTTCTCCTAATTTAGAAATTATTAGTGATATCCAAAAAGTTAAGTACATTAGGGCGTCAATTGCGTCGCAATTTCCGGAAGACCTTAATGAAGCTAAAGAGCAAATTGAGAGTCTTTATAAGCGTGGACGTGCGTCCGTAGTTGTTAAATATACATGTCAGCATCATAAATTGCAACGTCTCTTTATTTCTGAGCATGATCATGACGAAAATTGTGAATCTGTGGACGAAGATTGTGAGAGTGTTGGTATTTTGACTGAGATGACTATTCTCCCTTGTACCTTTGAGGAAGAAGTTGTTACATGGTTTGATGAAGCTTGTACGAAAATGAAGGATTTCTTTATTGAGTATAAGAATGAGTTAATCATTGCAGCTAGTGTTATACTATCTGTTGTTGTAACCGCTGGTGTAGCATATCTTGTTGCTGCTCCTACTGATCTTTTTGGTGGTAAATCACTTATTGAGTATTGTCGAGATTACTCCAAGCCAATAGTGAAGCCATTCGAGAAGAAGAAGTGGTCGAAGCGCCAAGAGGCAATGCTTGAACCCGGCTATAACCCAAAACAACATTCTGGATCCCGAGCTCAGCAACATCGGTCTCAGATGTCTCGCCAGGATAAACAAGATATCCGGGCTATGATGACAGAGGATGATCGTGAGCAGTTCGATGAAATGGTTAATATGAGAGAACAATTACGTGATGATCTTGATGACACACATTCTAATGGTTCTTTTGATGATTATACTCGTGTCAAGCATAAGCTTGGCATTCTTGAGGATAATATTCAAGAGTACTATGATAGAGTTGCTGCTGCTACTCCAAGCTCTGGGAATGCTACTAGGTATGCACCCAAGGTTCAAGCACAGCAGGAATGCCCCAATGTACCATATGGTAATGGTCGTGTTGAGCCTATTGCTCCACCCATGAAGACTCTCGGCTTGAGTGGTCCTATTCCACAAGCTCCAACTAATGTTGTTGAGCGTGATGAGTGGACCACACAATCCGGTGTTGGTAATACTGTTGGGCCAAACATTCCAACTGAAGCAAACCTTGGGAAGGTTGGTAAGCGTCGTAATCGACCCCGCCGTTCCAAGAGTATGGATAATGTTAAAGCAACTAAAGGAAAACCTAGGGGTGATCCTAAATTTCAAGCCCCCTCGAAGTATGACACAGTCAGCGGAGAGGTTGAGTATCATAAAAGTTTAGTTAAAATTTATAATGATAGATCATTACATCCAGACAAATTCTTCGGATGCATGGCGAAAGTTGTGCTTGATGTTGGAGCTGTATGGTGTATTCATGAACACCAGTTGAAGGGGACGTATGTCTTTATTGATGGTAAAAGAGTTAACTTGGCGCAATTTTCTTTTCATAAATATGGAAAACCTTCGGATGTTATTCCGGATGTATTTATGATAGTGAATGCGTCAGCCATCAATATTCCTGGTGTGTCAGCATTAAGAGTCGGAAAACTTGAAGACCCAAATGTTATGTTTGTAGGTTATAATCCTGAAACTGTCAAGCCTTGCGTTGGTCATTGCGACGCTGAGGCTACTGGTAACAGGATTGTTCATTCCGTATCAACTGCTGATTATTCATGTGGATCAGTCATTGTTTGTGCTAAGACCAAGAAAGCTATTGGAATGCATTATTACACCATAGGCCCGAGTGCTAGTGGTGGTAATAATAATGCGTTGTGTTTTCTTGATCATGGTCCAAAAAACTAAATTTTTCGGGGCCTAACCCCGCTCCGAAATCAAAGTGGGGTCTGGTTCCTAGTTTGGCGGTGCGTAATCACCGTAAACTAGAGAACCTTGTGTATATTGGAAGTTTGCCTGTTCGTAGTAATATACGAGTACGCTCCCTCTATTATAGAACTCCGATCGCTATTAAATGGTTTGATCGTCGAGCTCTGGTTGAACTCGCTGGAGACAACTTTATGGTTGTCAATCCGAATAATGTTAATGTTAACAAAACTGAGACATCCTGGGACAATTTTAGTCTTGGTAAAACTCGTCCATTCGATGATATTTATTATCGTTTTGGGCTGGAGTTTCTGTATGATCAGTTTCGTTACGCATTTTTCGAGCCGCTGAGCACCTCTGAGGAAGTTGCGTCTTATATAGATTACTTGCGATCATGCGGGTTTCCTGCTAATCACTTTGGTATTCGCACTAAAAAGGAACTTGTTAATTGTGCTGAGTACTGGGAATGGGTTGGAGCCAATAAGTTCATCCATCCAGTGATTTGGGTATCTTGTCCGAAGAAAGAATTCAAGAAATATGAGGATATTCTTGAAGGAAAGATTCGGATGTTTCAGATTCCTCCAATGTATTTTCTTCAATCTCAACTAAAGTTTGGGCGTAAGAGTTCTGAGGCTATAAAATCGCACCCATGGAGCGCTTATGGATTTAATCCATATCGCGGTGGTGTTGATAGACTCGCTCGACGTTTGCTTTCCAAACGTATTAGGTTGATATATGATGTCTCCGGGTGGGACAAATATATCCCAATACTGTCTGATGTGCTTGCTCAAACATATAGGGCATCATCACCGTATTTGAGTGATGATGATAAGGTTGAATTGAGATGGGTAATTGAAAATACCGCCATGGCTTATATGAAACTTACAGATGGCACTGTTGTTTGTAAGTGGTATGGTAATCCCTCTGGATCTGGTACCACAACTCGAGATAACATTCTCGCGCATGTCGTTATTGTAGCGCATGCGTTGTGTGAGTGTTATTTTTTGAAGTATGGTACCTATCCAAAGGTTGATTTATTACTAGCTCAGCTTGTCCAGTTATTTGGTGATGACTCTGTGTTGGGTCTTGATGATGATTTTGATTTCATCCTCAATGATGGTTATTTACATAATCATTTTACTAAATATGGACTTAAGCTGAAATATCTGCGTGGTGGGTACAATGCCCCATTGGAAAATTTGGATTTTCTTGGTTTTAGTTTTAAGTTTATAGATGGATTTTGGTATCCTAAGTATGATGTTGTTCGGTTGGCGACATCGTTCCTTTATAATGGTCCCGAAAAGGTTGATAATTATAGAGAAGCAACGATATCCAAATGGTTTACGCTATTTGTTATGTCATATCCGAACGAAGAGCATTTTATGTTCCGTCAAGCTTATGGTGAAATCTACCGTAAACTTTTGTCTGTTCAAGACCCAACGCCAACGGAATTGGCTATACGTAGTATTGGTGTTCCTGATGAACACGTCCTACGCTCTCATTTCCTTGGTTTGGAGAGTGATTGTTTTGGAACATTGTTTAATTTTTTCAATGTAGTGGAGGCTGGAGGCCCAAAACATCACGATGACGGACAAAGTTACTCGAGCTGAGAAACTCCTTAATAAATTAGCACTTCAAGATAAGTGCATAACCCCTGCTGGGAAGGATTGGTTGGTTGCAGCCATCGATCCTTTTCATGACACACAGCTCAAGAATCTCCAAGGTTTCCCTGATATCGAAACCGGAGCTTCTTTAGTTCGATGTATAAAATCGTCGTCCACAATTGTCAAGGCAAGTACTTTGCCTGCTGGTAACTGGGATTGCCACTTTGTTATGTGGCCGTGGCAACACCAACTTGGGATGGATCAAACTGTAGCTAGGTTGAACGACATTCTTGGTGTCGATCCCGCTTCTAGTTCATTCATCCCGATTGGTGGTGTCCAGACGTTTCAAACTACATCTGGAGCTGATCTTAACATTCTATTGAATTACTACCAGCCTGGCACTATAACTCTGGGAACAGATTTTACTGCTGGTGCTGGTCGTTTGATTGGAATTGGGTTTGAGGTTACTAACACCACTGCTCCTCTTTACCGTCAAGGTACAGCGTATGTTTATCGTCAAATGGCAAACGCTGAAGAGGACTGGGATGGTAAGTATTACCAAACCGCTGGTGGGTTTCTAACTTCAGGTAGCTTTTCTACTGTTAGATACCCACCAAAAAATCCAAACGACATTATGCTCCTTGCCGGTTCACGTCAGTGGGCCGCTGAGGAAGGAGCATATGTAGTTGGAACATTTCATGATCTCAACAACCCACCAATAGCTGCAAGCTATTGTATCCCTGCCATTTTAGATGGCGATGATATTGAGGTGTCGTTGATAGATATTCCGTATTTTCCAAATACGGCGAACATGATTGTTCCATCAATTCAACAAGTTGGTGGTGCAGCGGCTTTGAAGAATTCATATCCGTTGCCCGCTGTTAAGATGTGTCCTATCCAACAGGGTGGTGCACTTTTCACTGGCTTATCTGAGCAAACAACTCTCACGTTGAATGTTACCTATTACTATGAGACATTTCCCGGCAATCAACAAGCCGATATAGTAACTGTAGCAACTCCGAGCGCAGAATTTGATCCCTGCGTTCTCAACATCTATTCACATGCTATGGGCGAGATGCCCGTGGGTGTGAAGGTTGGTGAGAATGGTTTAGGTGACTGGTTTCTGGGTGTGGTGAACAAGATTTCATCAACCCTGGCCCCTATTCTGAGCATGGCTCCAGGCCCTGTCGGGACCATTGGTGGTCCGATAGCTAAGTTCCTGGCTGATTCAACGTCTTCCTATATGGCGCCCCCTAACACGCGGGTTGCCAAAGGACAAGGTGTTTCTCCTGCAGTGAAAGCTGTAGTTAAGCCTCAGGTACCCCCTAATGGGAGAGGGAGTAGACCTGTGCTAAATATCCCAACGAACATGCAACAGTTGCGAAAACTTGCAGGCATGACTAACCTTGAGCTTAAAGCTAAAGGTTATACTAAAGCTCAAATCGGAGCAATCCGATTGAAGGCTGCCTCGTCTAGCAACACACGATGAGAGACTAAACTCACGGGGAGGGATGGTCAAACAAGTGATGTGACTTGTTTGGTGTTCCCTTTAAATGAAAATCTAGCTTGATCACTCTATTAAGCTGCTTTTTAACCCTGGGGGTGATGGTTTCATCATCTCATGTTCCCCGAAACGCACGGCAATATGCGTCAAAAATTTTACTTCATGCTGTTTCAATTTGATTACAGTTATGTTTCTCGTACAAATCCAATGTAGGACCGAAAGGTTTAGAGAAGGATGGAGTAAAAAGTGCTCCTACATAATGGTAATCAGGTTTCGCAAGGTC